CTCGTCACCCAACCGGGAGCACCACCGCCGCTGCCACCCTCGCCGCCCTGTTGAAAACTAGGAATGCCACCCGGACCTCTAAGTTGTCCTCTTGGGTCTAGTTGACCTGTCTGTGGATTGGCAGGTACGCCACCGCCCATTTGTCTGAGCCATATAGCCTCTTCAGGTGAAATATAGGCTAAGCCCTCACCATTATGAGTCCTAGGGATTGCGTTTATGCCGTTCATGTTCCTCCTCCTTGCACTATATTTCCTGATGTTAATCCTGTCAGGGTATTTGGTCCTGCTGGTGAAGCTGGGAACTCTTCATCATCGCGTCTCGTGCGCCTACCCTCATTCTGAAGAGACTGTATGGCTTGCATATATCTGAAGTTCCAAACCTCAAGAACTGAATAATTTTTTAGGAACATATAGGCTTCTATCATACAAGCGAAGAATAGAGCATCAAAGCACTTATCAGTAAAGAAGTTGGTTTCATTACTTGTAGATAGGGTTGCTGGTTGTATTACTACGGCCACTTCAGCAGCATTGGTACTTGAGGGCGCAGGAGCAATAATGAAACGATCTCCCCCATAGTTAGCATAATATTTAGGTACACCCACAGAAGTTCTTGTGGGCCAATAATCTGCAATATATTCTTCGGTCCTTAAGAGAAGCTTTATGCGACTTCCAGCGTTGGTAACATAAAAATTTAAGGGCGCTAGCATATTAGAAGGCTTAGTAACAAAGGGGTCTCCATAGGCTAGGGTAGTTTCAAAGTGGCCCGCCATCTCAGGATGATCTAACTCACGGGCCAAGCGAGATTCTGCCCTTTGAATAAAGCTAGGAATAGAATCAGAAAACTCCTGCGAATCATCCTCGGCAGTATTCTTTATCTGATCTTGAAGTGTTGTATAAGTTAAAGCCATAGTTAGATATTATCATCCTCCCTAGCTGAACCCAAGTGGCACAGAAGTCCAAATTTCACTAGCCGTATCACTTACCGAAGTCCACTGATCTAAAAAACGTCCTGTGCTGCTTACAAATACAACAAAACCAGTTGAGAAAGTTAAGGCGCTATTGACTGTAACTGCAGCAGTATTGGTATAAGTAAAGTCGCTTCCCAGGGTTACAGTATCTTTAATAGTAACTTTTGCGGTAATAGAATCTGCAAGGCTTGTCCCTAAGGTGACAGTATCATTTACATAATAGACTTCCGCCAAGGCATCATTAAGTGAAACACCAAAAGATATGCTAGTAGAATACTCAGTTGCACCTGCACGTTCTTCAGCGAGGGCAGCCCCAAATGTTAGTCGGCCATCATAGTTTCCACCGATGGATACAAAGGGAAGTGCTGCCCCTATCCCCAAAGCAAGGCTCGTATAGAAATAGCCGTCTGCAGCCTTTAAAGCTTCTACGGCAGTATCTAAAGTTATCCTAACATTACTATAGACGTTAGGGGTATAGACATCAGTTACAGATACCCCTAAGGTTACAAATGCTGTAACCCATGATCTATCGTATGTGAGTGTGTCGTAAGGTCCTGAGCCAAACCCTGTGTAAGCTGCTGGCATGAATCATTAGCTTGCGGATGCAGTAAGAGTGAGACTTACGTTAATCACATCTCCACTAATTACAGTCCTGATGGCCGTAAAGTCTCCAGAACCATATAAAACGCCGCCATCACCCGCTACCGTTGTGCCAGAGGTCAAAAAGCCACCTGCTACACTAGCTGAAGCAATCACAGAGAATACCGCTGCTGTAGAAGTTACAACTGACTGTGAAGACGCCGAAGCTAAGACAGCCGTTGGTCTTACTGCAGCCGAAGTGGCTCCCCCTGCTGTACTGTAAGCAGTGATTTCTGTAAAGCCATGAGTACCCATTGTGTCGCCAGCAGAAACAGTGCCAGTCGCCTTAAGTGCTACCGTCCACGCTGCTGTATAACTTGAGCCATTAAAATATTTCTGCAAAAGATCATTAAGACCCTCATTGACAACAAGGTTATCATAATCCTCTTTCCACTTAAGATTACCCTTGTAGTCATAGCAGGACCAATCCCAGTGGCTACCTACTTTAGTTTTTTGCTTCATTTTCTCCTACCTTAATTGTTAGTGTTGGTGGTCATAGAGGGAGTCCAAGAGCTATCCCCTGTAGTTACTAATACTACATCAGGTCTCGGGTTTTTCAAAGCCGGATTATCTTTAGTGTCTGGAGCTTTATTAAGTGGACTAGTTACCAAGTTATAAACACCATCAGACTCTCCAGGACCAACTCTATATCCCGTTCCCGGTTCTCTTACCTGATCTCTATACTTAAAACGAAATGAAGATCGATCTGAGATAAACCAGGCATATTTCCCTGTTGCCATTATAGAACCCTTAAACGAGGTAAAACTTTTAGGTCAACACGTTCTCTATCTGATTCTAATGCCAGTAGTAGCTTTTCTTCGTAAGACATCTTTAAGAAGTTTAACTTATCGGGTGCAACACCAAATCTTTTGTACCCCATATAGTAGGCTAGTCCACAGGTGATGGCAGGAAGATAACGATATACCCAATCGACCTGTTGAAAACTGGCTGTAATATCTTCTAGGCGTCTTATCCTCCAATAAAGTATTGAGTCGGTTGTGGCTTCTTGAGGGGCTGGCCAAACATAGAGAACTGGGATTTTTTGACGATCTAGGGCAACTTGAGCAGTTCTTCCTTGATTGGCCTTATTGGGAATTATTAAATATTCCTGCATACTTATGCGTTGTAGCTGTGTATCGGTATTTACAGAGTTGCTGGTTTTCCTCAAGGCTATCTCAAGGAGGTCAACTGTATCGGCCTCAAGAGTGTAGGCTACCTGTTCGGCAACAAGCGACAAGGTTTGCTGATCCTGTGCAAAGAGGGGAACACCTCTATTTTGCATGTCGATGAAAAGAAGATTGAGGGAGCGGCGCGCACTTACAGGGTCATGCCCCAGTTGAGGCTCCCCTCCAAGCATGTCATAAGCTTCCTCTATAATTTCATCTACAGCAGGAAAGAATGACGTTGTTCCTGAAGTTGTTGGTTCCGCCATAAGTTGCCCCTAACAGTAGTAAGGTATACGCCCCTTAGGACGCCCCACCTCTGCGGTTTTCTTGCCATAGATGCCCCCGCCTGGAACATTTACAGGTCCTGTGTTGGAAGGTGCTGCCCCCGGTTTTTCAGTTGGCTTGCCTGGGGCCGTACTTTGGTAATCCTTAAAGATGGCTTTACCAGAGTGGCTATTACCCTTAGGTTTGGTGGGAGGAAGAGATCGCTCTCCCTTTGCTTTGGTCTTACTCTTACCCCTAGATTCAGCGCGCCTACCCTTATAGGACTGCTTTTTAGTGGATTCTTTCCCTCGCTTCTCGCCAAGGGATTCATCCAAACGTGCATCATAACCTTGTACCATTATTTACTCCTTAAAGATTTTTTGGTTCCACAAATCAAACAGCGCCTTAGTCTTTGCTACTCTCCATATCCAGCTTCTTTCCATAAATCTTTTAACAACTTGAGAGTAAGTATCTCTTTTTATTATGTCGTTCATATCCTTTCGTAGTTCAGATACGTTGCTCTTTAACTTTACAAACATCACAACAACAGCCAAGATTCCTAATATTTGCGGCCAGTAAGTTATTATTTGATCCGCCATTGCTACTCTCCGTATCCAGCTTCCTCCCACAAATCTTTCAACATCTTGTAGTTCTCTTCAACTAGCTCTAGTCGATATTCAACTAAGCTAGAACTTTTATCTAAAGCATGAACCGTGCTAACAACCCACCCCGAAACGCCAATCAAGGCAGCAAGTAATATGCCTTGGATTATTTTCATGTCTTGTGAAAGCCCCGAAGAGTTTCAGCCAAGCGCGCCCGTTGTCCCAGCTTTCCAGGTTTTTTAGTGGCAGCGGCCAAAGTTTTTGCGGGTATCTTTTCTCCAACACCAATACCAAGTTGGCTGCGTAAAGCTCCAGGCTTTTTAATTGCTCCCTCAATCCAATTAGCACTACCCCCTTTTTTGTAGTGTTTTATTCTACTCTTGCGATTTTTCATTTCGTACCTGACACGCACAATCGCATTCTTCGCTGCAGCCTTTGGTGCAAGGACACTCCACATAGCTACAATCTTCACAGGCACACTTAGTCATAGAACACAGTGGCAAAACCACCAGATGTTGGAGTAATTAGGTGTAATCCTCCACTACTGGGTGCTTCAATTCCCATGTCGTGAATGAAGTGGTCAACTGTATCTCCTGCCTTTACCATGACTTGAACTAGGGTGGTGCCTGAGGCTGTACCATCTTTAAAAGTGTAAAGACCGTCCGCAGCCCCATTATTGTACAAAACAAAGCTTTTTAGTCGCGCCCGCCTAGCTACAATGGTAGCATTGGTAGAAGTAGCAGTTGATACATAAGTAGAAAATACTCGTGTAGTCACTCTTCAACCTCCTTAAAAAATAATGTCGTGGGCAAAGTATAACAATAAAAGAGAGGACATGGAAACCCACGCCCCCTCCATTTATTGGTTATATCAACCTTAGCTGGAACCAGCAGAGCCATAGACGCCCCGCCAATCCGAAAAGCCAAAGCTGTACCGCTCACGAGCCTTGAACCGCAAGTTGCCTGTATCGAAATCAGGCTCCATTTTGGTTGCAAGTGGTGAACGAACAAACATCTTGGTGCCATTAGGAACATCAGTCAAAATCCAATAGGCATTAGTATCGGTAAAGCGCCGATTAACATAATAACCCTTGGGAATGAGACCCATGTTATTCAAAGCATTGATGTCATTATCGTCCCCGCCCGTCTTACCCGGAGAATTTAGAATCCTCTCTGCGGTAAACTGGTTAGTAGGATCAATATGCAGAGATACTGCACCCGCACCAATCAAGATTCCGCGATCATCCTTGGCCTTTTGGATTTGAATGAGAGCAGTCTCTAAGTTGGTTTCCGATAAGTCGGCTGCGGCCAGGAGATTATCCTGATCACCATCCGATATCGTTGGATGCGAATCACTACACATGGCAGCACCATCGCCGCCAGGGAAGCTAGTGTCAAAAGCGTTATTGAAGATGTTGGCACCCTTGGTTTGCTTAGTATTAGCCATCGCACGGGCCAAAGACCTAGTGCGAATCTTAGCAAAGGTGTCATAAAGATTATCTTCAAAAGCCTCTTCAGTTATGGCATAAGCCAAAGCAACCGTCTCGTGCGTATAACGAGCAGTGTAGTTCTCCTTAGCTGTGTCATACTGAACTGCAGCACCTTCAGTCTTGGTGGGAGCAGTAGCAAAACCAGCCATGAGAACTTCTTCCTCAAAAGCACGATCTGAACTTTCAGTCTCAAATAAGATTTCGGTTTCATTATCTACCGAACCATACTCAAGACCAAAGATTGCATTTAGGCCAGGAAGTAGTTGTTTCGCAATATCTGCGCGATTAATAGCCATGATTCACTCTCCCTATGCCACACATACAATAGCGCGATTATCGATATGCTGGACAATTCGCACTTCCAACTCAGGGAACGCCCGATCAGCAGCAGACTCATTGTCTGGTGAATTCCAGTAGCGAATGGGACGAACTTCTGCCGTAGCAGAGGTAAGCGAAGATGCTTTGATACCAAAGCCGCTTTGACCCGTCTCATCGGAACCAGTGCCGAGAGTTACATTAAAGTTGAAAGAGTTCATTGAGCCAGCCGTTACCGAAGCATCGGCTTGTACGATGAATGTTGAACGAGAATCGTCGTCTACGAATGCAAAAACCTTACTATCATCGCTGCTCACGCCAGATGGATAATACTTAGACCATACTGGTTGCTTTGATGTAGGATCGACGTAGCGACAACCCATAAAAACGCCTACCGCAAAATCAGTTATAGCTGCGATTGGGCAGATAGTGCCGGCGGTTACCTTTACGAGATCGCCTTGGTAGATGGAGCCACTCCGAGCATTAGCAATGGGATATTCATTAAATCCCGTCGAATTAGCACCAGCACCACGAACTCGTGAAGGATGAAAGCCGGATAGCTTCTTTGTGCTAGACATACTGTCACCTCCAAAATATTAGAAGACTACGAATCGAACTGTGGTCTTCCTGTGGTTATCCGAGAGCGTGATTGATTCGTAATAGGCAGTCGAGAATCGCTACTTGCCATCAATTGATGGTTCACAGCATCTTCCTGCTCTTGCGTCCTCTCCTTAAAGTATTGCTTACGAGCTTCAACCTTTTCGGCTGAACACTGCATTAGAACCAAATCACCTCTTACAATACAATCAGAAAAACGATCATCTGGTAGTGCTGTTACGGCGGCAGTTGCAAGCTCTTGGCATTCCTCAGACTTAACTGTGGACCATCCGAACTCCTCTTTCTTACGCAGGTTCATCCAATCACTTTGACCTTTGATCATGTGACGAACCCACATAAGGGCTTTACCCTCGTCAAGAAATCTCTCCTTGACTTCAGTGGGAATTTTAAGAGGATTATAATCATCCTCATATAGCGGTCGCTCTTGCTCTTGCCGTGTTCTTCCTGTCATCGTTTCCTCCACGCTATCCAATTACCGTATATTCATCACCGCTGGACATCTTGGCTTTTTCAGCAGCGTAGTTCTCAAGAGATATACCAAGTTTCTTGGCTGTTGCAACCTCACTTTGAGATAGCTTAACCTTCTTCCCGGTGACAGGGGTGCGTGATTGTCCTGCGACCACTTGAGCGACTTGTGACGATGCCGAATCGAATTTATGGGGAAACTCTTTGCGAATACGCTTGTTCACTTCCCCGTAATATTTATCAGGCGACTGTATAGGATCAATACCTTCTTCGCGTATTTCACCATCAATGGCATATGCCGCCGCCGTCATAACCTTGTTTGAACCAAACCACTTGTTATCTTCGGCCCATTCTTCGGCTCGTGGGTCTGGCTGTTGCACCTTTTGCTTGGGTGCTTGTTGTTGAGGTGCATTATCTTGCTGCTCTATAAAAGCTTTTCGCACCTTTAATAATTTTAAATCAGTGGAAGCATCAGTCATCGCTTCCTGGGCATCAATTATAGCGGTCTTATCTCCCGCTTCAAAGGCGTCAGAGAAACTTTTCTTGGCTAACTTTACCTTATCACCAAGAAGTTGCTCATCTGAATTTAGGTTGGCTGTCTCAGCAGTCTTGCTGTAATGCATTAGATTGCCGACTTGGTTACGCAAAACATCTGCTTCTGACGCTATTGCGCTGGCAGCTTCACGAGCTTCATTACGTTGTCGAACAAGTTGTCTAATACGTTTTTGAGCACCAGAGTCCTCTTTCTTAGGGGCTTCCGGCTCAACCTCAAAATTTTCTTCTTCAGTAGTTTCTGCTTCTACTATAATGTCGTCAGTCATTTATTTCTCCGTAGGTTGCGAGTCCAAACGATTACGCTAAAATCAACTTACATCAACCATTGATATTATCCAAACTATTAAAATACAAGGACTTTTATACAGGCTTCACGGGCCAAACGGGACTAGAGGGATCAGCGGTGTTTGCAGGAAGATCACGCAAGGCTTGGCGATAGCTGGTCTGAGTTTCAGATATACTCAAATCATTTAAAGCCCACCAATCAGACTCATGTAAAAGCTGGTTTCTTTTTTCGCGCAAAACAGCCATCGCTTTAGCATTTGCCTCAGCTTCTAATGCCACAACATCTACTGTAATAGTCTTCGTGATAGGGTCTACAACTAT